TGATCACATCCCAGGTATATTTATATTTCTGTAAATCCAGCTTACTAAGGGTCTGCACCGTGGCAAAAGTCATATGGGTACCAATGTGTACCTTTCCCGCTGTAATCTTTCCAAGTGTGTTTTCATGAAAATATTGTGCTGCTCTTTCATAAGACTGGTTTAACAAATCCTGTGTGTGGGTTATCCATAACGTCTTCCTGGACAGCCTTCTGGCTAAGGCAATTCCCATTTGTGTTTTACCGGAACCGCATGGGCTTTTTAAGATTCCGCATTTGGCCTTGACCATTGCCTCCACTGCCGGCTCCTGATAGTCATACAGAGGAATTGTCCCTGAATATTCAATTTTTCCATTATCAGCAAGGTCCGTATTAATCAGATCACTGCTTTTTAAAAATTCATGGACCGTTTTCCCGGTACCGCACGGAAGGATAAGATTTTCTCCATCCACTCTGTAAAGAGCTATCTGCTTAGGTGTGTTTCCTGTCCATAACCCACGCCTTTTCCGGGTGATATATTCCGGATTTTCAAATACTAAACTTTCTCTTGCCCATTGGATTAGATCCACGGATGGTTTTTTTATAATCAACTCATTGCTTATTGTTACATTCATGTGAATTCCCTCATAAATTCATTTATTGTATATCCATAGGAATCTGCCGTCTTTTGTGATATAAACTTCATTCCTTCTTTTTCATAAGCAATCAGGTCTATGTATTCAAAAAGTCGGATACCTTTAAGTGGATACCTGACAGCGAAAAAGCAGTTCTGGTTTCCACAATCCAGCCAGAGGTCCATAGCAGTTCTTTGATTTTCTTCCATGCGCCGGAAGAGGAAGTTCTCACCCTCACAATTCTTACAGTCAAAGACATAAGGCTTTCCGTTTTTTGCTGCCATTACATCAAATGGCTGACCATTTACATTATCCTGCATCCGGTGTGCCCAGAAACCTCTTTCTGAAAGCAATACACAAAACTCTTTTTCAAACTCTGTTCCTGTGCTTTTATTGCTCATTTTTACCTCCAATCTTCTGCCGTCTTACCAAATCGCAAAATGAAAAGTTCCGATTTTTTCAAAAAAATTGCCATCAAATCCAGTAAATTCGTATGGTCTTACAGTCTTACCAAAAACCCCCTTAAAATAACACCTATTTATATAGCACATTATTAGCACACGTATTATCTATAACTTTTACTATATGTATATTATTTTGGTAAGACTAGTAAGATGGTAAGACTATATATATAAAAGCTTGATTTTACGTTGTTTTATGGTCTTACTGGAAAATTATTCTATGTAAGACTGGTAAGACGTTTAATCAAATGGAATCTCCATCTGTCCCTCCATCTCCATAAATCCATCATCTTCCACGGCTATCTTTACATAACTTGCCTTGATGCCGTACACCTTTGTCTGATGCACGTACTTGCCCTGGGAGTTCTTCAGTATCTTTTCCTCACTGGCCCACTTTCTGCTGACAGCTGCATAGTCCATCCCGCTTTTTTCGAGGAACTCACAAAGTACGTCTTTATTGACGGTTACGGTATTATCATCAATTTTTCCCCAGACTTCTCCTTTATTGATACTGTCCGACGCCTTAGGGTCTGCAAACCGTACTGGATTTTTCGCTATCCAGTTAAGCACCGCCTGATATGCCCTTTCGGAAACATCTACTTCACTTGCAGTCCGAAGGTATTCTTTTACATCCTCAATCTGTAATGGAGTTTCGTCCGTGAAAATACATTCCGTAAGCAGTTTATCCGCAAGCAGGATGCATGCCATAGACATTGCCTGTTTTTCCGTAGTATCTAACTTACATAGTGTATCAAATAATTCCTTGTATTCTTTTTGCAGGTCAGATTTTTCACTTTTTCCTAACCGGTCAATGAGCTTTTTCCCTGCAAATCCATAATTCTGCGTAAGGACATTTACAGTATAATTGCCATCTTCAATGAGCTTTTCTGTGATTTCTATCTCAATTACCCGGTTCTTAGAGCCGGACCGGCTGTTCACCTTTGTAATTGGTTCTTCCCCGGTAAAAAGGTATGTATTCCTCCATGTCTTTGTCTCTTCCACGCCGCCGGACGCCTTTCCTCGTCCACGGTCAATGCCTTCGGTGATCTGATAGATTAACTGGTCAAAATTTGTGGTCCATTTATCTTTCATGGTCTGCAGTTCATCCCCTGCGAAAGGAAGGGAATATAAAAATGCGGATGTACGCATAATATTTACCTTTGTCGTATTCATGGTTTTTACAAGTCCGCCCATTTTGGGATTTCCCCAGATAGACATGGCAGTCATAATTGCGACAGTCTTAGCCGTTCCAGATGTTCCGCTCCAGATATGAAATACAAATGGAAGAACATTTAATGGTTCAATCAAGACACTTGCGGCACTGACAGCAAATGCAATCCGGACAATTTTATTTTTCCTTAACTCCTGACAGTGACTTTTCCAAATGTCAAAGCTTCCTGCTTCATGGATATTTTTATAAATGACTTCAAAGTCACGGTCGCCTTCATACACAATATCATCCGCATAAGGCATAAATTCAGCGCCTATCCATCCAAGCCTGTTAATAGAGCGTTTTGGTTCCAGGATGGCCGGATTCATTCCCACACAATCACTGATATAACGCACCAGGCTATCTTTATTTTCACTGGTTACTTCAATCCCATAAGGACTAAGAGAATCCACTATCTTTCCGGCATTGGCACATACGGACCTTCCTACCGTGATTTTCTGCCAATAACCATTTTTAAAATATGCCAGGGTAATCCGCTCTTCACTGGTATCTACATTTTTTAATATCTCAATAGGCATGATTGGATGGGGGCAGGCAAATACTGTAAAAGGGAAGCCCCTGGAATCAAATTTCTGAACACTTACGCCGGTATCTTTTGCGCTCCATTGTCCGCAGAATAATTGAATCGGCTGGTCTGTAAACTGGGTCTCGTTTCCGGTCTGCTTCATTTTTTGTATGTAATCCGTCACAAAGGCCTTGTAAATGTTATCAAATTCCCTGATTCTTTTCTGCTTCCGGGCAATGGTCCTGAGTGATTCCAGATACTGCTGTCTCTCAATAAGATCTTCCGTTTCAAAGATTCCATAAAATAATTCATCCGGAAACTGCTCCATTGGAGTCATGGTATCCATGCCAGCCAGTAATTCTTCTTTCGATTTCTCCAATCCTTTCCACCGCCTTCTTGTCACTGTAATATTCTTTCGGGTATTCCTTTAAGCACTCTATCCGGTATTCGATATAATCAAGGTTTTGCAGGGCTTCATCAAAATGCGGATCCTCCGGGTTCCTTGAAGCTTCACAAAGAAAGGTAAAGTAAATCATCAGGATGGCATGTGCGTTTTTAATAAAATGATTAAGCTTTTTTCGTTCCTCATTCCTCTTTATGCGCTCCCGCTTCTGCCGGTAGCTCATTTCTTCTAAAGGATTCTGCAGAGAAAAGTCATTCATAAGCTGCAGGCAGGCCTGTTCATTAAATAAATTATATAATCTGCTTACAAAGGTAATAATGTCTCCGCCAACACCGCAGGAAAAGCAGTAAAAGCCCTTATTATATATCTTCATGCTTGGATGATTATCATTATGGAAAGGGCAGTAGCAGAACCCTTTCCCATTAACCTTATATCCATAAAATTCAGCCACTTGCTTCATATTTAAGGAATCCTTAACCTCTTCGTAATCTTCTTTACATAAATGGCAGGCCTTCATCTTCCACTCCATCTGGTATTCTTACAAATCCGTATTGGTCAGGAACTTCATTAGAAGTTTTTGTTTCCTCAGGTACATCATCTAATAATTTATCTTCTGGAATTTTGGCTTCGCTTAATCCATCCAGGCTTCTTATCTGTACGCATTTTGTAGCCATTCTCTTCTCGTTATTGCTGTCAAGGAATTCCTCCCTGCCAAATATGCCGCCGAACTTTTTCCCAACCAGAGTTTTTTCATCCCATTTCCACGCATATCCGGGATTAGATTTTTCAATTGATGTAATAATTCCCTTAAAGAAAGGAAGTCCTTTGTCATGGGTAAATTGTCGGTATACGCCTCCCCATTTGGCGCTTGCGTCGGACTGTTTTCTCTGATTGAACTGCTTTTCATAAAATCCCTTATGTTCTCCCTCTGCAATGTCAAATAAAATGACCATCTGCTCCCTGTTGCTAGGATCCTTTATCACATTGACCTGCTTAACGATACATTTGTAAACTCCTGCAGGAAGCTGTATGGATTCTCCGGTATAAGCCGGTGCTTCGTTATATCCTTCAATTGGCTGCATTATTCTACCTCCGCTTTCTCTTTATTTTTTTCATTTTCTATTTCATAATAGCTGCGTATTGCATTATCAACGATTAATAAATCGTTCTCTATTTCCAGATCATCAAACATGCCGATTGGCGACTTGCTGACTGCTCCGCCATCGGACTGGGTGATAAATTTGTGCTCTGTGGAATTATTGATGGCCCTTAGGACGATTGTGAATAATCCTTCCAGGCATATTTTTTCATCTAAAAGTTTCCCGATGGTCTTTGGTTTGATATCCCCGAAATCATTCACATCTTCATGCATGATGATATAAACAATCTTATCTGCCGGAAGATCATTTACAACGTACTGAATCAATCCCCAGAAATTATCCGCCAGGGTGTTATATAAACTAAACACTGCATTGCCGGCTCCTTTGGTACTGTGATTATTCATGAAATAGTTGGTGATCAGATAACCTGCATCATCAACGACAATTGATTTTGCCGGGGCACTTTTCAAAGCCTTTCGGACTGTCAGGTAATCATCTGTAATCCATCCGTTAATCTTTCCCTTGAAGGGGAGGGGCTTGTTAAGCACCCTCACTAAATTAAAATCTTTATCTACGCAGTTTCTCATACTTGCACTTTTTCCGCTTCCGGATTTGCCAATTATTAATACTGGAACGCCCATATTATTTATCCTCCTTTGCAAAATCAATCTGTTTAAGTGTATTTAAAATTTCAATTTCCTGTTCTGCATCAAGCCTAAATGTGCACAGAGCCAGGGTGCATGTAGCATTCTGCCAGTAAACAATATCGGAATGTTCTCCCCTGCAGCTGGGACCGGAAGGCATGTTTTCAAATTCCTGCTCCATTTCCCGGATATCAATCATACTTAGCAGCTCCTTGGAAACTGCCTTAAATTCATGGGTGGAATCCACTTGGTATAAACGGCAGGAAAACCAGCTTTTCTCTATTACAACCGGCGTTTTACTTAAAGTAGTCTTTGCATTCTTAAAATCTTTTCGCAGATCGTAAATACTGCTAAGTGGAATACCGTATTGAATTTCTTCTTTTGTCGCCTTAAATACCTGGTCTCTTTCCGGCAGTTCACCGCAGTGTTCAATAATTGCAGCCTTTACCCTGTTAGGCAAGTACTGTACATCAAGGGATATTGCCCAATAACCTCCCGCAACATAAATCTGTCCGTCAAAATTTGCAACCATAAGCCCGGTGGAACCATAAGCTTTTTTAAATAACTTTTTTAGTGTTGGTGTATGTAAAAACATAAGATACCTCCTATTTTTCTTTGCTTTTCTCAATGGCCGCTCTCACTACTTCAAGGATAATAATAAGCTCCCTGTAAGTCGGTGAATATAGGTGCTTTCCCTGTGTCATCATGTTGGTAATGTCCGCAGCCGTCTTCATGATCTGATTCATTCTGTATGGCGTGATTTCATTTTCTTCCATCATCGTATCCTCAGGCTTTCCCCATACGGCTCCAGCTTCGCCCATTCTACTTCTTTTGAGGCAAGGAGTTCCCGAATAGCTTCTTTGTCCGGTACCGGATTTAACTGAATTAAATACTTCATTGGAATATCATCAATATTTTCCGTAATGGTAAGTGGCTGTTTTCCGCCGTTTTTCTGAATATTAAAGCTGAACAATGCTGTTTTGAAACTGGTCTTTCCGATAAAGCGGAGGTTTTCCTCTAAACGGTCCTTTAATGAAGCCGCCCTGTTTTCAAGAGATTTTCTCCTGGCATACAGACGTTCCTCTTCTTTCTTGATAGCTTCCGCATCTGCCTTCATGGATTTAATCAGTTTTGCATAATTATCAGCTTTATCCTCAATCTCACCATCAATGGATTCTAATGTATCTAAAATGGTCTGTTCGTCTGTTTCGCCATCATATAGAAGATTTAAGATTTCTTCGTACTGCTCAGTTAATTCATATAAATTACTCATTTTCTTCCTCCTCCGGTTCTATATGCAATAAAGTCCCACACTCACCAACTCTATGAAATTGATTAGCAAAACTTAAAATACTATTGCGCATTTTTATGTATTCCGCATCCTCACACTGCATGCTGCATAGATGATAAGTAAGCTGGCAGGCAATCCGTTTGTCGATTTTCAATTTTAAGCCACCGCACCAGAGTGGAAAACAAGAAAAGTCAAGGTTGGCACCACTCAGGTCGGCACCACTCAGGTCGGCACCACTCAGGTCGGCACCACTCAGGTCGGCACCACTC